AGCTCTTTCGGAAAATGTTTTTACAAACACTAAACGAATACGAACGGAGGGTGACTAGAGATTTGAATATTTCAAATCTAGCAGTTGCTCTTGTTTATCAAGAGAAATTTGGCACTGTGGCTGATGAAGCTTGGGATTCGTGGTTCCTCGGGAAATTCTTCTCGATTTCGAACCGTGGTCTCAAACCAATCAGGCGCAACCTCATGGATTCAATCCGTGAGGTTACACCGATCACAACCGTACGTAATGGGCGGCCATTCACCATTACAAAGACAGAGGGTCAAGTTGACTCTCTGAAAGTCCTTCTCGCGAATTCGTTCGAGAAGGCCCGTGTTATGACGCGGGGCTACATTGAGCTTGGAGATCTTCTCGGAAAGAAGGTCGGCTCATTCCACGATTATAGAAGCCAATTAGGCTTCTATTTTGGTCTAGCCATCAATGACGAACTTGAGGAATTCCTCAAATACCAAACGGCATCCGCTTGCGCCCTAGTTTTAGGGAACGAGTGTGATGTAAGGCCGGAGGTTGTTCGTCGTGGTCGTTGGACTGTTGGCGACTTCATTCCTTACTTGAGTGTCCTACGTGATCAGGTACGTAATTGTATCCGAATACGTGGGCCAACCCATGTTCGCGACATTTTCAGTTTCTATACGGTAAAACGTGTAGCTCCTGCTATGTCTGAGAACAAGGTTTCGGCAAGTTTGGAAAAGAATGAGAAAGCTCTTGGAACAAGACGGGATAAACCTGTCTTTGACAAAAGTCGTCTCATTCATGAAGTCCGTCGTACAGTCGATGAGTTGTTTGATAATCCAACTCATCATGGCTATGATGTGGCTCGTAGCGCTGCTGAGGCCCGAAACTTCGAGATAAGAAGAAAGCGAGATATAACTCGTAAGCCTTTCTTCTCTCCAAAGGTCCCTAGTATGTCTGCTTGTTATGAGCAGACGAAGAGTAAGGGAGGTAGCTTAGGCTATCTCTTGAAACTCTTCAAACTAGAACGCGTTGTTGGTGAGTCTCTTCTTATTGGTTATGCCGTATTAAAGGATAGGTTTTCTCAACCTACCCCCATATACGTCTATAACGATGAAGAAGAATACGAGGAAATGGTTAATCCAGATCGTCGTATGATCACCGGGGACACTGTTCTAGTCCGTAGGGAACCAATCCTTGAACCTTTTAAGGTCAGGATCATCTCGAAAGGAGAAGCTCTTCCTTATCAAGTAGCTCACGGCTATCAGAAATTTCTATGGCAACTCATCCAAAGATGTAGTGCCTTCGATCTTACTGGTAGACCATGTTCTACTGTTGATGTGGAAGGGATCCTCCGCTGGGCAAAAAGGACACGGATCCTTTGTTCGTTGGTCAGTGGTGACTATTCAGCCGCCACTGACAATCTTGACCCTGATCTTGGCTTTACTGCCTTGAGACAGGTCATCCACAGAGTCGGAGGTTGCTCCGACGGTGAACTTCTCTTTCAGTGTCTTGTTGGTCATAATGTCAACAAGTCTCTGGATGATGAGTGGCGCACTGACAAGAAACTTGGTACCATTAAGCCTTTAGGGCCTGATGATTCTCGTTTCTTTATGCAGAAGTGGGGTCAACTTATGGGTTCTCCTATAAGTTTTCCTATCCTCTGTATAGTCAATGCCGCTGTCACTCGTCACATCATGGAGAAGTCCTTCAAGAAACGTATCTCACTCTCTGAGGGAGCGTTCAAAGTCAACGGAGATGACATTCTCTTTCCACTTCCTGAAAATAATTATCAGGATTGGGTCGAGACTGTTACCTCAGCTGGATTGAGCCCTTCCATTGGGAAGAACTACGTTTCTCGAAGATACGCTGTGATTAATTCACAGGTATATGACTGTGGCTGGCTGTGGGACCATCCAAAAGTAGAAATTAATCCTACTTTTGTTCCACTGGTCAAGATGAATCTCGTGTATTTACAGCAACACGAGACAACTGAACGAAGGAAAGGAGTGGATCTCCTTATTGGAGATTCTCTACGTCATGGAAAGACGCTCGAGGGCCGCATGAGAGAGCTCGTCGAAGGGTTTGATGGAGACATGAGGGAGAAATTACTTTCTTCCGCATGTTTCTATGCAAAACCAATTCTCGACTTGCTCCCTCCAGTAGATTGGTGTCTACCAAAGGCTCTCGGAGGACTCGGACTTCCGATGAGGAAGACCCACCAGATAAGCGATCTTCATAAAAAGATTGCTACGATGATATTGTGTCTTGATGAGTCATCAAGACGTGATATCGTTCGTCTCTCTTGGATGAGAGAATCTGGTAAGGCCTTCTGTACAGAAGCTCTTGAGCGAGTACAAGAGATCAATGAATCTCTTGGAAATCGTCTTGTCCTTACGACATCTGACGTGAGAGATCCTTTAACAGGACCACTCCTACGAGGCTTCGTTTGCCTCGGTGTTGATGACGATATCGCCGATCCTAAGAATGTTCTTCGTAAGTGGAACTCACTTTATAAAAAGTGGGTTAAACGTGCGAAGGCCATTCGATGGGTCGATGATACTCATGTCACCGGGTTGAACGTTGCGTCGCTCGAAACCTTGATGAAAGAGTCTGACTCTTTCTGGGGTTTTGAGAACGAAGTCGTTCTATCGTGATCGATAACGACCACGGGAGAGAATTGGTAAAGTCTATACTAAATAGACTTCCAAATGTGAGTTTCAAGAGAATAAACTAC